ATTTAGATATGGACTACCAGAAAAGGTAGGTGGTTGGTCTTCACTTATTACAGATACAATTGTTGGAGTTGCAAGACGAGAATTTGCATTCGTTGATTTAGCGGGTAACCGTTATGTTGCAATTGGAACAGACAAATTTTTACTTATATACTTTGAAGGTCAACTTTATGATATTACACCTTTAAAGGCTACTTTATCTTCTGCAACGATTGCAACAACAAGTGGGTCAGCTATTTGTGAAATTACTACTGGCTCTGCTCATGGTTTAAGTTCTGGCGATATTGTATTATTAGATAACGTAACTTTACCGGGAGGTACAGGTTATGTTGATTCTGATTTTGAAGATAAACTATTTCAAGTAACAGGTGTTACATCATCAACTGTATTTACAATTACTCAAAGTTCTGATGCAACAGCAACAGTTGCAACAGGTGGAAGTATAGATGTTAAACCTTATGAACAAGTTGGTCCAGCGGAACAATCTTATGGTTATGGTTGGGGTATTGACACCTGGGGCAGTGGTGCATGGGGAGAAGCAGCTTCTGCATCTGATGTTAGTCTGGAACCAGGTCTTTGGTCATTAAGTAATTTTGGTCAAGTATTAGTTGCAACAATTGCAAATGGAAAAACATTTACTTGGAACGCAGGAGATGCTGCAAGATTAACAACAAGAGCATCTACTACTACATCAGGGTTCGAGACAACAAATAACCCAACAGCAACTAGAGTATCTTTAGTATCACCTACAACACGTCACTTAATTCATTTAGGAACTGAAACAACGATTGGAAATACAGCAACTCAAGATGATATGTTTATAAGATTTTCTGATCAAGAAGATATAAATGACTATACCCCAACTGCAATTAACTCAGCGGGTTCACAAAGATTACAAGATGGTACAAAAATTATAGGTGCTTTAAAAGCAAAAGAAACAATTCTAGTTTGGACAGACAACGCATTATACACAATGAAATTTATTGGTGCACCTTTTACATTTGGCTTTGAGCAAGTTGGTACTAACTGTGGATTAATTGGTAAAAATGCTGCTGTTGAAATAGATGGTGTTGCGTTTTGGTTATCCAACAATGGTTTCTTTATGTTTGATGGTACGGTTAAATCATTACCATGTAGTGTAGAGGATTTTGTATTTGATCAATTAGATACAACTAAAGGTCAACAAATTTACGCTGGTTTAAATAATTTATATACAGAAGTCGTTTGGTATTATCCTTCACAAGGTTCTGATTATAATGATCAATACGTTGTATTTAATTATGGTGAACAAATGAAAGGTGGTGTTTGGTACACTGGAACAGAAGCAAGAACAACTTGGATTGATGCAACTATATATCCTAATCCTGTTGCAACTAAATTTGATAGCACAGCTAGTGGTACTTTTCCTTTAATCGTAGGTGAAGATGGTCTAGGTCAAACTACATTATTTGAACATGAAGTAGGAACAGACCAAGTTAATCCAGATGGGACAACTACAGTAGTTACATCATTTATAAAATCATTTGATTTTGATTTACAACAAAGACAAAGAAGTGCGATGGGTCAACCTACTGGACCAAGTATTGCTGGAGAAGTATTTTTAGCTCTTAGAAGATTTGTACCCGATTTCAAAGATTTACAAGGTAATGCAAAAGTAACTCTAGCAGTTAAACGTTACCCTCAACAATCAGACACAGTAACATCTTTAAGTCCATTTACAATTACGTCAAGTACTGATAAAAAGGATACAAGAGCCAGAGGTAGGTTCATTAATTTTAAAATAGAAAACACTGATATTAGTGAGTCTTGGCGATTTGGTACATTACGAATAGATATACAACCGGATGGTAGAAGATAATGGCAAAGATAGTAGTAAGAATACCTGAACCAAAAGAAGAATATGATGTATCAAACCAAAAACAAATTAATAGAGCTATTGCTTTAATTACAGAACAACTTAATTCAACATTCTTAGATGAATTAAAACAAGAGACTGAAAGGTTTACTTGGTTTACGGGTAGAAATTAATGTCTTGTAATAATGTAAATAGAGAACTACCTTTTAGTTTAGATGTTGCAGCAGGTAAGATACCTGGTGTTAATGCTCTTTATAAATTTGGAGATAATTCTGCAATTAGCAACACGGAAGAAACTATTTGGACACAAGGTGGAATTTATGTTTACCCAACTTCAGCGGAAGCAGCTTATATAAGTTCAACTGATGCAAATGATACTAGTGCTGGAACAGGTGCAAGAACTGTTAAAGTATTTGGACTAGATGCTAATTGGGAATTACAAGAAGAAACAGTAACTTTAAATGGTCAAACTCAAGTAAGAGTAGGAGCTAGTTTAACTTGGATAAGAATATTCAGAGCTTTTGTGGTAACTGTAGGTTCAGGTGGAACTGCTGCAGGAGATATTTATATTGGTCAAACAGGTGCATCAGGTGGAGTACCTACAGGTAATATTTATGCAAATTTAAATACAAGTAATCAAACACAATTAGCTTTATGGACAGTACCTGCTGGATATACTTTTTATATGGATAAATTAATATTTAGTGTAGCCTTATCTTCTGCTAATACTTACGCAACAGTAAAATTAAATGTTAGACCAGATGCTGATTTAGCAACTTCACTATTTAGAACAACAGTTATTCAAACAGTTCAATCAAATCAATTAACTTTAGAGTTTGATTATCCAATTGTGTTTACAGAAAAAACAGATTTACAATGTAGAGCAGTTACATCTTCTGCATCAGCAACAGCAGGGGTATCTGCATCATTTGAAGGAGTATATATATTAAATGGCTAATTTTTATAAAAACGCATTCTATGATCCAGCAGGTACATCACCAGTAACAACATATACTTGTCCAAGTAATGCAAATGCAATTATTCAAAATATACAAGTGACAAATCAATCAGGCAGTAAAACTGTTAAAGCTCATGTGACAGATAGTTCTGCATCTACTTCTTATGTTGTTTCTTACGCTTCTATAACTGGACCTACTATTTGCAATCTTGCAAAAGGACCTATTATCTTAGAAGAAAGTGACTCAATTGCTCTTGAAACTTCTGATACATCTGCTATAAGTGCTACAATATCAATACTAGAAATTAGCAGAGAAGATCAGAATGGATAAAGACTTACCTAAAATAGAATGCACAACTATAACAACCTATAGAAATACCAAGACAGGAGAAACTTTTAAAGAGAAAGTAGAAGGACCGGATATTGTAACAGATGTTATAGTAGAAGTTACTAATAAAGGTCTACAAGTATTTCAGAAAGTAATGAATCAAAAAAATGACAAACCAAAATCCTAGAGGTGGTACAGAGCTTCAATTTGAATATTTACGAAAGCATGTTGATCCACAATTACTAGATCAATTTCAAATTTGTACATCTGTTCCCGAAAAGATTCCATTACATCCAAATAAAATAAATGTTCTTTGGCAAAAGAACTCTTATGATCAACCGAATCTGGCTCCATGGTTTAAAGATAAATCTAATCACCATAAATATGATTGGTATATATTTAATTCTAATTGGAACTTTGAAAAATTTACACAGGCATTTGGTTTACCTACAGAGAAATGTTTGGTTATTAAAAATGGTATAGAAGATGTTGAACCAATTTTAACTATTTATAAAACAGGTGAACCTATAAAGATTATTCATCACTGTACTCCATGGAGAGGTTTATCTGTATTATTAGGTGCAATGCAATTAGTTAAAAACCCACTAATTACTTTAGATGTATATTCTTCTACAGAAGTGTATGGTAAAGCATTTTATGAATCTCACGATAAACATTATCAAGCTTTATATGATCAAGCTAAACAACTACCTAATGTAAATTACATTGGTTATAAACCTAATGAATATATTAAAAAACATTTAAAAGATTACAGATTATTTGTCTATCCAAGTATTTGGGAAGAAACATTTTGTATATCATTATTAGAAGCAATGGCTGCCGGTTTATATTGTGTCACAACTAATTATGGTGCTATCTATGAAACAGGAGCTGAGTTTCCAATGTATATTCCATATTCAAATGATTATAAAAGTTTAGCTAGAAAGTTTGCACAAGGTATCGAGGTTGCTGCTAAATCACTTGAAGCACCGGGAATCAATGATCATTTAAAAGTACAAAAAGATTATGTTAATAGATTCTATAATTGGAAA